TACCCTGGCGCGGTGGTTGCGGGCGATAGCAATAGCTGGCGCATCCAAAAGTACGGCTATAACCGCCCTGTCACGGGTCCAAACACCTTTGTTGACCCCAATTCTAAGATCTTGCTGGGCCGTGTAGGCGCTGGATCAAATGATGTGGCTGGTTGGTTCACCAATTATGCTGATTACCTGTCTCGTCAGGGTCGTAAACGTGGTGGTGAGACCACAAAAAAAGAAGAATTTAAGATTGAACAGTTAGAGCCTAAAGAACAGGTGTCTGATTCAGTCTATTCAGAACTAACTCGCCCAGAACCCATGGGTTTGAGTCAGCAGTTTGTGCCATCACGGCATTTCAACATGGATGTGCAGCCGGGAACTACACCGCAGTATCATCCAACTAAAAAACAAGGCACCGTAACTCATACTTTGCAGGCTGGACCTGTGTCAGGGACCGGTATCTTGGTTGGCAAAGATGAAATGCCTGCACCTGTTGCTGGGTTTGACGTTACCACGCAGCTTCCCGGCAAATTTAGTGCTGGTTTCTCGCGAACTAAGCCTGTTGGCGCGCCTAACATTGCGCGTTCTGACATTGGCACCGTAAGTCGCGACTTTGGTGGCACATCTTTGAACATCATGGGCGGAAAGGCCGGGGGTCAGCCTCTGTATGGCGGGGGTCTTGGCGGAAAACTCAAGAATGGTCAGTGGAATGTAGGCATGAACTATATGCCGGCATCCAAAGCTAAAACCTTCATGGGACAACTTGATTTTGCATTTAAGGATGGTGGACCTGTTGTAGAACAGGCACTTATGGTAGTCTCAACACAGGCAAATCGCCGCCGGGGACGCCCGGATTAACCTAGCTAGGAGCCATCATGTCTGACATGGCAAAACAGGCCCGCGCGGCCATGAAAGCAAAGGCCAAGAGCCTGACATCTGCTGATCCACATCAGAAGGTGGACTCTTCTACTTGGTCGCCCGCTGAACCGCTTAATGCTGACATTAAGACGGGTCTTCGCCCGATCAGCCGCCGCGCTTTTAAGTCTGGCGGCAAGGTTGAGGGCGAAAAGTCTAAGTGCAGCCTTGGTCGCAAGCCGCGTAAGTCTGGTGGCTCTACTGAAGCCAAGCAGTGGATGAATGCCAAAATCAACCGCAACGTGAAGGATGCCAACGAAGAGCGTGAAGGCATTAAACACGTTGGTGGCATGAAGAAGGGTGGCCGCACTAAGAAGCAAAGCGGCGGTAATCTTACAATTGAAGAGATCATTGAGAAGGATAAGAGCGTCCCCGCTTCAAATCCTGGCCCGATGACACGCGCAGAAGCTGGCATTAAATCTGGCCCGATGAACAAGGCTGCTAATGCTGCGGCTTTTGATAAACAGCAGCAGGAATATCAGAAGTCGCTTCCTAAAAATCGCAATGCTGGTGGCCGCACCAAGAAAATGCTCGGTGGACCGATGATGTCGCCGACTGGCCTCATGGCTCCTGTTGCTGTTGGTACGCCGCAAGGCGCGCCGGGTGGCGGTCAGTCAAACCTCCCGCAAAATGTTGATCCTAACGATCAGCGTTTCCGCATGGTTTCGCCGCAGACCTTTAATTTTGGTTCAGGTGCTTCTGGTCACCCTTACAAGAAGGGTGGAGCCGTCAAGCATCCTGATGAGAAGATGGACATTGCTCTCATTAAGAAGATGGTTAAGCCATCTGCCCGCAAAGGCAAAAACAATGGTGGCGGCACTGATGAAGGGTATATTGGACCGGGTGGTGTTGGTCAGGAATATAATTCTCAAGACCAATACGCTGGTCCCGGTGGTATTGCTCAAGAAAGTAAAGGTATTCAGGGCCGTCTTAATGCTAAAAGCGACCGTGATTATGCAGCTCGTCGCGTTGCCGCTGAAATGGATGAAGCCGATACGCGCAGAAAAGCTCTTGACGCTACTATCGGTCATCTTCCGCAATCAAAAGATGATGCATATGAGCGGGAACATGGACGCTACAGCAAATGGAAAGCTGAACATGGCATCACTGGCTTGAAAAAGGGTGGGCGTGCTGCTCGTAAAGAAGGTGGCGGTGTTTTTTCTGGCCCCGGCTATCCCGGCAAGATTCCCGGCGTTGTCCCCGGCGGTCGTGATGCTCATGCGCGTGGCGGTAAGACCCGTGGCAAAGGCAAGACCAACATCAACATCATTGTTGCTGCTGGTCAGAAACCCGGTATGGGAATGACCCCTCCCGGTGGTCCTACGCCTCCTCCCGGCATGGATCAGGGACCTGGTGCAGCGCCTATCCCGATGCCCGCACAAAATCCGCAGGCAACACCGATGCCGATGCCAATGCCGATCCCGATTCCAATGGGTGGCGCAGGCGGCGCTGGCGCGGCTCCGACCGCTCGTAAGTCTGGTGGCCGTCTCACGAAGGTCGCGCATTCCTTCAAGGATATGCAGGCCGGTGCAGGATCGGGCGAAGGTCGCTTGCAGAAGACCGACATCGCAAAGGCTCGCATGGGTCGTAAGGCTGGTGGCAAGACCTACCGTTCTTACAAGGACATGGATGCTGGCGCGGGTTCCGGCATGGGGCGTTTGGAAAAGACTGAAATCCAAGCGCGTAAGGGATAATTCGCGGGGGTTCTAGACAATCTGCGAATTAGGGCGGGGGTGAACCCCCCTTTACCTCCGCCCATTCACATAGGGGGACCGTCTGAGGGGAACGGTCATGGCAGTACAAACATACCAAGCGTATTACCAATACGAAGTGAAGAAACTGATAGAAGAAGAGATACAGAGGCTAAGTGAAATCGTGATAGCTGATAATGGAGTGGTGGTAGACTATGCCACCTATCGTCACCACATAGGTCAGATCAGAGGACTTCGCAGGGCTTATGAGCTTTGTGATGAAGCGGAAGCCGTTATCAACGGCAAGGAGTAAGGGGGACAGTATGCCTTATATGACTATGGAACATGATCTTGACCCGGCAGATGAACTGCGTAAGCAGGCCGGCGATATGTCAAACGTAGAAGTGTTTAATAATCAACTTCTTGTGGCGGTTTATGTACGTCCCCAGAAGACTAAAAGTGGCATCTATCTAACAGATAAAACCACTGATGAAGATCGGTATCAGTCCAAAGTTGGTTTGGTGCTGAAGAAGGGTCCGTCTGCTTTCAACGACACGACTGGCGAATGGTTCCATGGCGTGGATATCAATGAAGGCGATTGGATTGTGTTCCGTCCGTCTGACGGATGGAGCATCACGGTTAACGGTCAACTGTGCCGCATGATTGATGATGTGAATGTCAGAGGTCGCATTGATCAGCCCGACCGCGTATGGTGATAGGAGAACAATATGAGCGGAACTGAGGAACAAATTGAAATTGATCTTGGCGACATCCCAAAACAGGAAGCGCCAAAACAAGAAGAACCCATCGTTGAAATCATTGATGAAACGCAGCCGGAACAGCAGGTTGAGCTTGCTGCAACGGAAGAAGTTGAATCTAAAGTCAGCGATCCAGAAGAAGCGTTGAAAAAACTTCAGAAGAAACTGGATAAAGAACGCAAGCAACGTGAAGAGGCAGAGGCTCGCGCGCGTGAGCTAGAAGCCCGTGCATCTCAGGCGTCTAATGATGTGTTGGATAGCAATCTGCACCTTGTTGGCAGTGCAATTGAGACTGTTCGTCGCGATCAGGAACTGCTGAAGTCGCAACTTAAAGAAGCCAACCTTGTTGGTGACTATGATGCGGTGACCAATATTCAAGAACAGATGACTTTGAACCTTACAAAGCTGTCTGAGCTTGAGCGTGGTTACCAAGAGCTTCAGAAACAACCTCGTATTCAGGTTCAACCTGTTCAGCCGCCTAAAAACCCCGGAGAAATCACGGTTGATGACCTGATTGATCAGGTTACGCCGCGTTCTCAGGAATGGCTGAAGCGCAATCGCGAGCATTTGCCTGACTCGCGGTCTATTCGCATCATGGCTCGCGCGCATGAAGATGCGATTGACTATGGCATGGTGCCGGAATCTGATGCGTATTTCCGGTTTGTTGAAAATCGCCTCGGCATCGGTGATGGCCGTTCGGCACCTGAAGTGGAGGACGCCATGTCTGGCGCGGCAAAAGTCACAAAAAATCGTCAATCGCCGCCATCTGCGCCGGTTTCCCGCAACCCAGTTGGGTCTGACGGCAACCGTCCGGGTGTCATTCGTTTGACAGCCGCAGAGGTAGAAGCTGCCAAAATCAGCGGTATTTCGCCTCAAGAGTACTACAAACTAAAAATGCAGGACCGGAATCGGAACTAAGGAGATAAAACATGGAAAATACAGCACCCAAGCGCCGTGGGCGTCCGCCCCGTCAGCCGGCAGCACTAGCCGCAGCCCGTCCTGAAGAGGCCGTGCAGGCTCGTCCTGAAATTGAACGTCCTGATATGAGGCCGACCATGCGTGAAGAAGATCCACGGGTTGCTGCGGCCCGCCGCGCTGCGGAAATCCGCGCCAATTATGCTGAAGATGACGGTGTGGATGAGTTTAAACTGCCACCTGCACCTCCCGGTTGGACCTATGAGTGGAAAACTAAGTCCATTCTGGGCCAGATTAACCATGCCCACATGACTGAATTGTATCGTATGGGCTGGGAAGAAGTGCCGACAGCGCGTCACCCGGAAGAAATGCCGCTTCAGGGCAATCATCCGGTTATTGAGCGTAAGGGCATGGTCCTTATGCAGCGTCCGACCGTGATTGTTGAAGAAGCCCGCGCCATGCAGCTTCAAAAAGCTCGCAGTCAGGTTAAATTTAAGGAAGAACAGCTCAATGGACCGCCGGAAGGTGGTCTTGGGCATCGCGATCATGCTCAAGTTAAGCCAAAAATCAGCAAAGGCTATGAGCCGATGCAAATTCCCAAAGAGTAAATTGATAAATAAAGGGGCGGGTAATTCCGCCCCTTTACATTTTAGGTTTTAAGGCGTAATTTTTTCGTCAAGACCCATTGTGGTTTTCCTTCCCCCGGCGTGGAAGGTTCTAACACTCCCTGTCTCTTAGTCGCCCCGGTGTGCGATGATGGGACTTCCTGAAAAGGAGGCACCGTCATGGCGAATACAAACGCGCCTTTCGGTTTTGCTCAGTACTCAGGCAACGGTTCCGCTCCGACCTATGAACAGGTCCCGGTTCAGATTGCCTACAATGCTTCTGCCATTTACTACGGTGACCCCGTAGAGCCGGACACGAACGGTCAGGTTGTTCAGGGTGACGGTACGACCGCCGCTGCTGGCATCGCTGGCATTTTCGTCGGCTGCAAGTACCTCTCGGTTTCGCAGAAGCGTACCGTGTGGTCGAACTACTGGCCGGGTTCGGATGTTGCTTCTGGCAACACCGTTGAAGGCTATATCGTCAACGATCCCAACGCTCGTTTCGTCGCTCAGACGGATTCCACTGGCGCTACGCAGGCCGCTGTTAACCAGACGGTCAGCTACGCTATTGGCTCCGGCAACACGGCAAACGGCCTTTCTGGCGCGTATGTGGACATTTCAACGCTCGGCACGGCAACTACGCTTGCTTTCCGTATCGTTGGACTTGTCACTCAGCCTCCGGGTGGCCCCGGCACTGAGGCAGGCGCGTACAACCGTGTCATCGTTGCGTTCAACAACGTAACGACCCGTAACCTCACGGGCATCTAATAGGAGTTAGGGACCATGGCAGTTAATCTTTCAGCCATTAAAGACCTTCTCCTCCCCGGCCTCCGTGGGGTTGAAGGCAAGTACGAGATGATCCCATCTCAGTACGACAAAATCTTCACCAAGCATGAGTCGCGTATGGCTCTGGAACGCACCGCTGAGATGCGCTTCCTGGGTCTTGCACAGCTCAAGACTGAAGGCGGTCAGACTGCTTTCGATAACAATGCTGGTGAGCGTTACGTGTACAACCAAGAGCATACTGAAATTGCTCTCGGCTACGCGATCACTCGTAAGGCCATCGATGACAACCTGTATAAGACACAGTTTGCTCCGTCGAACCTCGGCCTCATCGAGTCCTTCCAGCAGACGAAGGAAATCTACGGCGCTAACATCCTCAACACCTCGACCACCTACAATGGTGCAGTTGGTGGTGACGGTAAGGCGCTTGTGGCTTCCGACCATCCGATTGATGGTAGCACTGTCAGCAACTATGCAACCAGCGAACTCAATGAGTCCACGCTGCTTAACAGCATGATTGCCGTCCGTACTAACTTCAAGGATCAGGCCGGCCTCAAGGTCTTTGCTCGCGCGCGCAAGCTCATTGTGCCGCCGCAGCTTGAGCCGACTGCAATTCGTCTGACGAAGACTGAACTGCGTCCTGGCACGGCAGACAATGATGTCAATGCGATCATGATGACCTCGGGCGGTCTGCCTGAGTCCTACATGGTCAACGACTTCTTGACCTCTGCTACGGCTTGGTTCCTGCTTACGAACATTGATGGTCTCTCCTACATGGAGCGTGTCAAGTTTGAAACAGATATGCAGGTCGATTTCGTGACCGATAACCTGCTGGTTAAGGGCTATGAGCGTTACAGCTTCGGCTACTACAACTGGCGTGCTATCTACGGTTCGATCCCATCGTAATCGTAAGAGGGTGGGGGTTATGCTCCCACCCTTTTTCATCTTGGTGTATAGTTCACGTTGACCGGCCAAGCGGACTTTGCACAGACAACGTGGACGTAAGTGCAGGAGGACCCTATGGGTACGACTACTTTTACTGGCCCCGTAAGGGCTGGTAACATCCTGAACACCAGCGGCACTACGCTTGGTCAGGACGTTGCGAATGTTGGCTATGTCGTGATGGCACAGTCTTCAACATTCACGCAGGCAGCAACCACCACTTCCATTGTCATTCCGGCCAACAGCCAGATTCTCAGCATCGCAATCAATGTGACGACTGAGTTCACTGGTGCTGCAACCACGTTTGGTGTTGGAACTACGGCATCTGCCACGTTCTTCACTGCGGCGGCTGCACTTGACGGCGTTGCTTATGGCATCGTTTCGGCAGCTCCGGGTGATGATGCAACACGCGCTGCTAACTGGAAAGACGTTGGAACAACTGACCGCAAGATTGCGGTTACTTCAACGAATACCGGTTCTGGCGCGGGTGTTATCACTGTCACCTACATTCAGGGCATCAACCTGACTGCGTAATTAGGGCTATAGGAGGCTCACATGAAAGGTCGTAGCAAGCGTGCATCTGGTGGCGTCAATGAAATGGCGGAAGACACCAAGCAGAAGAACCTGCGTTATACCTATCAGTCAAACGTCAATGACGAAGCTGAAGAGCGTAAGCGCGGTGGTAAGGTTGGCATGAAGGCCAAGGGCGACAAGGCAAAGGCTAAGATGGGCCGTATGCCTCGTAAGTCTGGCGGTCGCGCTGGTTCTAACATGAACCCGCTTTCGTCTGCTGCTGCTGGCACTCCTGCCAAGGGTCGCAACGTGTCTGGTAGCCTGACCTAATAAGGGGTCCCCTCCCTGCTCCTGTGACGGCTATCAGGGCGGGGGCTTTATGCCCCCGCTTCTCTTAGGAGAGTATCATGGCACGTAGTCCTGCTTGGCAACGATCAGAAGGTAAAAACCCGGAAGGCGGCTTGAATGCAAAGGGCCGCGCCAGTGCAAAGGCAGAAGGTCACAACCTGAAGCCACCTGTTTCCCGTGAGCAAGCTAAGAAATCTGACGCTGATGCAGGTCGCCGCAAATCATTTTGCGAGCGAATGACTGGTATGAAGCGCAAACTTACTGGCGCGGCTACAGCGGCTGATCCTAATAGCCGGATTAACAAAGCTCTCCGTAAGTGGGATTGCTGACATGGCGTCTAAGCCTCAAAACACAGGTCTTTGGGGTCGTGCTAAGGCTGCGGCCAGAGCTAAATTTGACGTTTACCCGTCTGCCTACGCCAATGCTTGGGCTTCTAAATGGTACAAGCAGCATGGCGGTAAATGGTCTGGCGACGATAACCGCGTTAACAAAGCCAGTGGCGGCGGTCTTGGAAAATGGTTTGCTGAAGACTGGAAAGATGTAAAAACCGGCAAGGATTGTGGTAGAATCCCCGGTGAGAAGGGCAAGCGTCCTTATCCTGCATGTCGGCCTGCTGCTGCGGCGTCAGCTATGACGAAAGAGCAAAAAGCGTCGATGGCAAGGAAAAAGACTGGTCCTGCCCGTAAGTCATGGCCCGTTTCGCCATCAGGTGCGAAGAAGGAAAGCTGAAATGCAGTACCGCACGATCTCTCTGACGGATGCAGGCCGCAGTGCCATCATTACCGTTGATGATTTTCAGACTCCGTTCAATCTTGGCCTTGCCGCCAATGTGACGGCTGGAACTCCTACGTTTAGCATCCAGTATTCATTGGATAATCCTTTGGCTGCTGGTTACAACAAAGACAACGCGCTTTGGTTCAGCGTTACTGGTTTGTCTGGTGTATCTGCGGATACTGCGGCTGCACTGACAATCCCTTGCCGCGCCATCAGCATCTATATGGCTGGTGGTCAAACTGGCACGGTTGAGTTGACTTGCGTTCAAGCTGGCCCCGCAGCTTAATAGGTGACTGATGTCTACCAGCGGCACGTACACGTTCAATCCTGGCTTGGGTGAGTTGACGCTTTATGCGTACAACTTGATTGGTGTGCGTAATACCGCTGTTCTTCAGGAACATATGGAAGCTGCCCGTATGGCAACCAATATGATGTTGTCGCGTTGGTCTAACCAAGGCGTCAACCTTTGGGCAGTTGATCTTATCACTGTTCCGTTGGTTCAGGGTCAGACAACGTATAGCGTTGATGCTAATACGGTGATGATCCTTGATGCATATATGGAAATTGATAATGGCTCAGGCCAGCCAATTGACCGTATCATCATGCCAATCAGCCGCACTGAGTATGCCAGCTATCCTAACAAGGAACAGCAAGGCTTTACGACTGTGTATTGGTTTGATCGCCTGTTGTCGCCAACGATCACTCTTTGGCCTGTGCCAGATGGTAATTCCGCACAGTATCTAAAGTATTATCGCGTTCGCCGGCTACAAGATTCTAATCTGCAAAACGGTCAGCAGGTTGAGATCCCGTATCTTTGGATGGAAGCGTTTGCTTATGGCCTTGCGCTGCGCCTTGCTCAGATTTGGTCGCCGGATAAGGTTGTGATGCTGAAGCCGATGGCGGATGAAAGTTATCAGATCGCGGCTGATCAGAACGTGGAATACGCGCAGCAATACTTCTCTCCGCAGATTGCCGGCTATTACAGGTGAGGTGAACCATGGGTTATGCCTCACAAGCTGGACGCGCAAGAACAGATCCTCGCAACCCGCAGGCTCATGCCATATGTGACAGGTGCGGCTTCCGCTACAACCATGTTGACCTTCGTTGGCAATATGACTGGCGCGGCACTTCTTTGCAAAACCTTCGTCTGCTTGTGTGCAGCACTTGTAATGATGAGCCGCAACAGCAACTTCGTGCGATTGTGATTCCCGCTGATCCTGTGCCTGTACAAAACCCACGTACTCAGGATTTTGTCACGGCAGAAACCAATACCCGCGCCACATCTGGTCAGAATACGGTTGATCCAACAACCAACATTCCAATCATCAATGGCGACACACGTATCACTGAGGACGATAAAGTCCGTGTTACACAGCAAACCGGCGAGCCTCCAGGTGGTTTGGATCAGACCCCTGGTGTGAACAATTCTGTTCCGGCTGATATTGGTGGAACAGACCCCGGAAAGCCGTATAATATGGATGAAGTGCCAAGGACGGGACCGCTTTATGGCAACTAATATTCAAATCCCCAATTTGCCAGTTGCCACTTCACTAAGCGGCAATGAAGAGCTTGAGATTGTTCAGGCTGGCGTATCTCGCCGCACAACGACTGGCGCGGTTGCTGGTATTCAAGCTGGCCCAACAGGTCCAACTGGAGCGGCGGGTGCAACTGGCCCCACCGGCCCCACTGGTCCAACAGGTGCAACTGGTCCGCAAGGCGATACCGGACAGGCTGGTCCGCAAGGCCCAACTGGTAATACCGGCGCAACCGGGCCAACTGGGCCTACCGGACCTACGGGGGCTATTGGAGCAACTGGACCCACAGGTCCTACAGGGCCAACAGGTCCTACGGGCCAACAAGGTGATCCTGGTCCGCAGGGCGAGATTGGTCCAACTGGTCCGACAGGCCCTACCGGCCCTACAGGAACTCAAGGCATTCAAGGTGTCACAGGTCCTACAGGCCCCGGTGGCTCTGGCATTCAATATAAAGGCACTGTAGCCACTGCTTCTTCTTTGCCGGGGTATCCGTCTTCATACACTGGCTCTCAGGGCGATGCTTATGTAACTCTTAATGATGAGCATCTTTGGGTTTGGAACGGCTCTACATGGGTAGATAACGGCCAAATTTTCTTCCAAGGTCCTACAGGTCCTACCGGGCCAACTGGCGCTGCTTCAACTGTTGCTGGCCCTACCGGTCCCACAGGACCCACCGGCCCAACGGGACCAACAGGAGCTACTGGAAGCCAAGGTATCCAAGGCGTAACTGGACCTACTGGGCCTACCGGACCAACGGGACCCACCGGACCTACTGGTGCGACTGGCGCTACTGGCGCGGGTGGTGCGTTGGGCTATTGGGGTTCGTTCTGGGATACAACAGATCAAGTCGCTGCCGCTGCTAACACAGCCTATTCCATCACGCTGAACAGCGCAGACCCTGATAACAATGGTGTCAGTGTTGCCTCCAACAGCCGCATCACGTTTGCATATGCAGGCGTCTATAGCCTGACGTTCTCAATTCAGTTTGTTAACACTGACACGCAAATCCATGATGTGAACGTCTGGTTGCGTAAGAATGACAGCGGTAGTTCTGGTGATATTCCAGACAGCGATACGCGCTTGAGCATTCAGCAAAAGCATGGCGGCATTGATGGCTACGGCTTGATGACAGTCAACTTCGTATTGAAGTTGGCCGCTAACGACTACATTGAAATGATCTGGGCAACGACAAATACTGATTTGTCGATCCAGACCGTTCCTGCAGGCACTTCGCCTGTTTCGCCGCAAATTCCCGGTGTGATTTTCACTGCAACGCAAGTGATGTACACGCAGCTTGGACCTACCGGGCCTACCGGCCCAACGGGACCTACAGGACCGCAGGGCATTCAGGGCGTAACTGGTCCTACAGGACCTACTGGACCCACTGGAACGACAGGTGCTGCTGGCGCAACTGGCGCTACGGGTCCAACGGGTCCAACTGGCCCAACAGGTCCGCAAGGAACACAAGGCGTTGTTGGACCCACTGGCCCAACAGGCCCCACGGGACCACAAGGAACCGCTGGTTCTACAGGTCCAACCGGGCCTACTGGTCCAACTGGGACAACAGGTGCAGCGGGTGCTACTGGCCCAACTGGACCCACCGGGCCTACTGGCGCGGTTGCTTATAACACTCCGCCAAATGCACAGACGGCTGCTTATATCCTCACTGGCGGTGACGTTGGTAAGTACATCAACATCACCACTGGTGGTGTGACGGTGCCAAACGGTGTGTTCTCATCTGGTGATGTGATCAGTATTTACAACAACAGTGCTGCTAACCAGACGATTACTCAGGCAACATCAGTGACGATGTATCTTGTTGGCACGGCAACGACTGGAAACAGAACACTTGCTCAACGTGGTGTCGCAACTATCTTGTGCGTGGCAGCTAACACGTTTGTTTGCACAGGTGGGGGCGTGACCTAATGTCTATCTATAACATTCTTCTTGGTCAGGCTGGTGGTAACTTTCTGTCTGCTTCAGGCGGCACGGAAAGCATTTCCGGCAACTATAAAATTCATAATTTCCAATCAACTGGAACCTTTGCTGTCACAACTGCGCCGCAAGGAGCCAATACTGTTGAGTACATTATTGTCGCTGGCGGTGGCGGCTCTGCTGCAAATAACACTGGCGGCGCAGGCGGTGGTGGCGGTTATCTCTGGGGCATAACAACTGTAGCTTCATCTACGCAATATACTATTACGATTGGCGCTGGTGGTAGCGGTGCTGCTATTGGCGGCAATTCTGCGGCATTTTCATTAACTGCTGTTGGCGGCGGTGCTGGTGGTGCTGGGGCTGGCGGGTCTGGTGGTGGGGGCAATGCTCAAACTACATCAGGGGGTGCAGGAACCGTTGGGCAAGGATTTAATGGTAATCCGGGCCAACAAGATAACAAAACTCCAATTGGAGGACAGGGCGGTAACGCTGCATTGACCAACGCGGTTCAAAGCCCAATCACCGGCAGCACAGTGGCTTATGCTGGAGGTGGAAACTATATAAGTGGTGCTTCTCCTGCAAATACAGGATATGGCGCAAATTATCGTCAGCCCGGACCAATCAATGGCGGCTCTGGTGTTGTTATTATTCGCTATCCAATCACAGGGAATCCAATCCCGCTAGATTATCTTGTCGTTGCTGGTGGTGGCAGTGGCGGTGGTGGTGCGTTGCCATCGCAAGGTGGACGCGGCGGTGGCGGTGGTGGCGCTGGTGAAGTTCTCAGCGGTTCGCAGTTTTATGCTAACACTGGTAATACCTATCAAGTCACCGTTGGCGCAAGTCAAAATAACTCTCAATTTGATACCATTGTAGCCGTACGTGGTGGCAATGGTGGTTCCGGTTATGCAGGAACGCCCGGTGATGCGT